TTTTATAAAACGCCTGAAGCGCCTAATAACGAGTATTAGCGCGTCAAGCACCTTTTTCCGCGAAAACACCCCCCCTGCTCCCTGCCCTTTGTCAATCCCAGCAAAAATCGTGTTTATATTGTCTTGTGAATACATTTTGTTGACCTTGTTGATTTTACGTTATAGTAAAAATACATTACACCATTATATATGTCAATGCACTCAGACCACGTTTTAAGGAACCCTTCCCTTGTGACACAAGGCCATATTTCCCCGTCTTTACATCTTGCTACATATAGTAGTTTTTTAATTGTTTTATTCATTGTTTCTCTTAAAGGCTTTAAGCACATTGATAATGCAGAATAACCATGTTAGACTAATGATTACGTACAACATATTACTTGCTCCTATAAGTTACAAGGATTAACATTTCACGTTCTACGGGCATTAGTCCGTATTTCGGTACAATCTTGCCTTGATTGTAAAGGCTTACTACTAAGTTAATTCTTTGTGTTCTCATTGTCTTTACTCCTTATTCTTTCTATGTTTATATATCGCAATCTACATGCCAATAATAACAGGCGAATAAACGTAAATTAAGCCACTTATTCACTTGTGATAGGTTAGCATTTACATTATAATACACCATAACGTATATGTAATTGCAAAGGCCCAAAGACCAATGACTTATGATGCACGTTTTGGGGGACGCTATGCACGAAATGGGTTAGTGTGTGCTTGTGTCAAGGGATGTTGGTCCAGGGTGCAAGGGGCAAAGGGGCACGGTTCGCTATAGAATGGGTTTTTTATTTGATCACGGTTTCACTTAGAAAGCGCATGGTTTGCACTTGTCAATTGCAAGTTTCTAAGGTGTTTTTGATAGGGTGAATTGCCTACCCCCTGCCCAAATTTTTCCGGCACCTCACCACCCCTAAAATTTTTTAGACCCAAAGACCTCGTGTCGAGTATAAAATAATAAATTATTTCCGTGACAACAACACAACCCATAAGGTATCATTGTGCTATGAAGGATATAAGGCCCCCTGTCCACTTACCTGACGAAGCAACCCTCCGTGCCTATTACGAACTGTGGTGCCAAGGGCACACTGTCTCAGGTATAATGGAAGTTCTTGGTATTGACGAAAAACAATACAAGTCCTGGGAACCTTATTTCTTTTGGGCTTGTCGTAAAGGGAACATCCACAAGATAGCCGCTGGTGCTACTCCAATAGTGTTGACACAAGGACTTAGGGAAAATTTTATTGAGTATATACGAAGCGGAATGCCGGTTGACAAAGCCGCTCGTGCAATGAATATTCCCCTTACTACTGTGTTGGAGATATGGTTCCAAGACCCGATATTCAAAGCAGAAGTTGATTTTGCCGTGGAGATGGCTAATGTAGAGATAACCCAAGCACTGTTTAAAAAAGCTAAAGGGTTTACAAGTCACAGGAAATCCACCACGAAGACCAAGACCACGGGGCGTATAAGTGACACGGGAACCCCCCTGCCCGATTACGAATCAACTTCCACAACAGAGAGTGAAGAAGAAATATCTGGTAATGTCGAAGCACAAAAGTTCTGGTTAATTAATAAGAGTCCCGAAGGTTGGAACCTCGATGGCAGCGCCATGAAGTCCAATAACAAAGGAGCGATTCTCTCAGCCATTGACAAAATGACAGAAATGACGGAAGAAGATCAGAAGTTCTTCGAGGTTGCGGGGGCCAAGCCATTACCAGGAGAAGAAGTTGAAGCTTAACCCAAACCAGAAATTTTCTATCAAGGACTCCGATGCCAGACTAAATATTTGGGATGGGTCTGTTCGGTCGGGTAAGACGGTGGCTATTGATTACAGGTTTATAAAGGCTGTTGGAGAGGGTTGGGAAGGGTGCCCGGCTGACGCGATTGACGTGATGGTAGGAAAGACTCTTGGGGCGCTTAAGAGAAATGTTATTAACCCTATCATTGAATTGGTCGGGTCAGGGAATGCTTGCTTTTATCCGGGCAAACAAGAGTTTAGGATATGGGACAAGACGATTTATACGGTTGGGGCGAACGATGAACGGTCTGAGGGAAAAATCCGTGGTTCTACTATCCGTAAAGCTCTTGGGGATGAACTTACTCTGTGGCCTGAGTCTTTTTTCAAAATGCTGGACAGCCGTCTCTCCCTGGAAAACTCCCAATTCTTTGGCAGCACGAACCCTGGTCCTCCGCGCCATTACCTTAAAGTAGACTACCTTGACAGAATAGAGGAGTTAGATTTAAAGCGATATAAGTTTCTTCTTACTCACAACTTGGGGTTGATAAAACAAAATCCTCACTATGTTGAGATAATGGAGAAGAATTATACTGGTCTTTGGTATAAAAGGTTTATTTTGGGTGAGTGGTGTATGGCGGAAGGCTCTATATATGACTTCTTCGATGAAAAGCTACATACGATCAGTGAGAAAGACTATCCAGATGCTGTCTACCGATCAGTGGGAGTTGATTATGGAACAAGCAACCCTACTTGTTTCCTCCTCTTCGGGCACAACCATAGGACGAAACCTTGTGTTTGGTCCGAAGACGAATACTTCCACGACTCCGTTAAAGAAAAAAGGCAAAAGACGGACGAAGAGTATGTTGAGGATTTTATTTCTTTTATAATAGGGAGAAAAGACGTTACTACCGTCTTTATAGACCCTGCCGCAGCCTCTTTTAAGCTGGCTTTGAAGCGGGAATGTATGAAAAGAGGGATGTATATACAGATAAAAGACGCGGAAAATGATGTTATAAATGGAATCCGAATACAAGGAACTATGCTCAAAAGCGGTGATTATAAGGTAGGAAAACGATGTAAAAGGACTATTGCGGACTATTATGGGTATATTTGGGACGCAAAAGCCCAAGAACGGGGTCTTGATGAGCCTGTAAAGACAAATGGTGCAGATCACACCAAAGACGCAGAGAAATACGACCTTTATACTACTTATGGAGAGCATCATATAGATTATGATGCTTTTATGAGGAATTGATATGGAACCAAATGAACGTTGTACAGTAGTAGATATTAAAAAATGTGCAAGATGTGGACAAGACCACGATAAAATGTCTTTTTTAAAATTTACCAGACCTCCGCAAGAAGGGCACTATACTCATTTTTGTGTTTGCCCACAGACCCTTGAACCTATTTTAATGACGATTGAAGGGTGATATGGAGAACTTAGCTTTATTTGGGTGCATTTGGTTGGGTTTAATAGTTCTTGTTCTTGCTCTTTTTTCAAAGGAAGAAGACAGTGATGATGTACCTCCTGACAAATGGGATATAGTATGAAAGAACTGTTAGAATATACAAAAAATTTGGAAACCGTTTTTACCGACAAAACCAAGAGAGATTCATGGGAAAATCTCTTTACTGGTGTTGGTAGAGCTATTTCTGATAAGAGAATGTCCACTGTTTTCAATCCGAATCCAGGTCTTACCGAGGACGAATGCAACGCTATTTATCGCAACGAGGGCATGGGACGCCGTATCGTGGAAGTGTTGACAGAGGATATGACAAGGAAGTGGTTCAAGATTGAAGGGGACACCGATGGAGATATGGAAAAGGCTTTTGACCTCTTTGATGGCCGCACTGCCTTGGAAGAAGGTATTCGATGGGGTTTGTTGCATGGTGGGTCAGTAGGGGTTATAGGAATTGCTGACGGAGGGTATTATGAAGACCCTGTAGATGAAACTGAAATTGACGAAATAACACATATTCATGTTTTTGACCGTTGGAGGGCTGTTTGGGTTACTTCTGACTTGTATCAAGACCCATATAATCCTAAGTTCGCTACCCCTGAGTTCTACACTATCTTCCCCATTAATCCTGCTATGTCCCCCGGAAAGAGTCTTACCAAAGAACTTACAAAAAGTGGACAAGGGAGAAATAAGGGGTTTTCGTCAGGAGATCAACCAGCCCTTACCAACCTTCGAGGAGCAATGGCCCCGCTTGTAGGTGCTTTTAGAGTACATGAAAGCCGGGTGCTTCGTTTTGATGGTGTTTTAATACCGTTGAAAGAGCGTATTCGGAATAGGTACTGGAATGACTCCTACCTTCAATCTTGTTATGAGAGAATACGGGGTCTTGGAGAGTCTTATGCTGGCTTAGAGACAATTATCCAAGAGTTTATTATCGGTACAATGCAGATCGAAGACCTTGCCAATATGGTTGCTACAGGTAAGGAGAATCTCGCTATCAAACGTTTGGATATGTTGGACCGAAGCAAGCATATAATGAATACTTTGCTCTTGGATAAAGAGGAAGAATACACCCGGCACTCTGCTTCGGTATCGGGACTTGGTGGATTGGTTGATTCTCTTGTCTTAGGCATCTCCGCTGCGTCAGGAATCCCTGTTACGATCCTTATGGGCCAATCCCCTGCTGGTTTGAATGCCACTGGTGCAAGCGACGTTAGGCGGTACTACGATAAGATTGCCGGTATGCAGATGTCCATGCTTAAAAAGCCTCTTGCCAAACTTTGCAAATACGTGATGCTTTCAAAGAAATCCAAGTGGAAAGGGAAGATACCGGAGAATTGGGCAATAAAGTTTCCCTCTCTTTGGGCGCTTGATGAGGTCCAAGAGTCCGAACTCCGGCTTTCTATGGCCCAAGCGGATGCTCTTTACTTGGATAGAAAAGTCATTAAGCCTGTAGAGGTGTCTAACTCTCGGTGGGGTGGTGAACAGTACTCCTTTGATACAAAACTACAAGACAGAGATGCAAAGGGAGAGTTATCGGACGAGGATAAAGAAGAAATGCTTAGAATGGGCAAATCTACTCAACCTGGGGAGAAAAGCCCCGATCTTGATAAGGACAAAAGTTCAAGAGGCAAAGATAAAATAGCTTCTAATGGTAAAAAAGCGGTTTAACTTTTTCAAGGAGGTTTTGTGTTTTATAAAATGTGTCTGTTGGTGTCTGTGGCGGTGGCTTATGTGATGGCTGCTGATGATAGTGTATCGGCATTGATCGCAAACCTGGGTCTTCCTGCAATGGTCCAGTGGGCTATTGTCGGTATCCTTGGTGGAAGTGGGGTATGGGGTTGGTTGTTCAAGAACAAAATGATCCGTGATCTAAGGGATGCTGTGAATGCTTTGGTTACTCTTTTCGCTAAACTTCGTGTAGCAATAAAAGACCCGGAGTTGGTTTCTGACATAAACGATTCGCTTGAGCATATTGCTTTGTGTTTCGAGGATAGTAAGCTCTTAAGAAGCAAAGCTGCCCTTATCCGAAGTGTAAAGATTAAAACTGCTACTGCTAAGGCAATACCTGTTGTTGTGGTGCAGCCGACAAGCCCAACATCTGTTACGGAACCATTGGCCGTTGAACCGAAAGACCAGTTAGAGTCTGGAAACACTATTGTAGGTTAAAACTTTTTCAAGGAGTTTATCATGTGGTCCTGGATTAAATCGTTGTTTCAGCCAAAAGCTCTTGTGGCCGATATGGAGAAACTTTTGACAATTATTGAAAACACCCCTACTGGTACGCTTGTGACGATTGTGCAGCAAGCCAATCAGGTGGTTGGCGGTAAGCAACAAGTCAACGTAAACAGTCTTGCTATTATTTTAACCTTTGTCAAGGCTCTTGCAGAGGTGATTGAGAGCAAAAAATAGTTTATTATTTGCTTGTATTTATAAGTGAATAATAAGTATAATGAGGGTGTGAAAAGGAGGAAAGCTTGCCTTTCCGTATAGACAAAATCGCTATAAAAGGCCGAGTGTCCCGTACAGATGAAGGTTATCTCACGGGCACGGCCCCCATTACCAGAGCCGGTGTATTTAAATATCATGGTCAGGATGGAAAACCTTATTATGAGCTACGCCATCCTGACGATGTTTTTGCTGCTGATTCTCTTGAAACTCTTAAGATGGTCCCTATCACAAACACCCACCCTTGGTTCGGAAAAGTCAAGTCTGATAATGTCAAGCGGGTACAAATTGGTATGACCGGAGAGAGTATCAAAGTGGACGCTCCTCATGTCATGTCTTCTATAAAAATCACCGATGGCCCCGCTGTAGAGGACATTGACTCAGGTAGGCAACAGGTGTCTGCCGGGTACAAATGCCAAGTTGTAAAGGAAATAGGTGTTTTTGACGGGGTTGAATATACCAGTAGACAAAAAGACATTCGGTATAATCATGTGGCTCTCTGCGATGTTGGCCGGGCAGGACCAGACGTAGGGCTTAATCTCGATTCTCTTGACGAACAAGATACAGATATTATGGTGTGTGATTCATTCGATAATTCACAATTCACAGGGAGTAAGAACATGGGTAAACTCGTTCTTGACTCTTGCGAGTATGAAGCCCCGCAGGAAGTCATCAATGCATATAATAAGCTTCATACTGATTCGGACGGTCTTAAAAGTCAAGTCACCAGTTTGACTAAAGACCAAGACTCCCTTAAAGGGGAAAATGCCGCTTTGAAATCGAAAGTGGATGCTTTCGAGAAAAGGGACATTGGTAAAGAGGTCCAGGACGCTGTTAAAAATCGCCGGGCGCTTGAGACTTCCGCTACTGTTGTTCTTGCCAAAGAAGTTGTGGCGAAGTTCGATAGCATGAGCGATGCTGAAATTCGCAAGGCTGTCATTGCTTCTAAGATGCCTGATCTGAAACTTGACGGTCAGAGCGATTCGTTTATTGACGGATGCTTCAATACCGTTATTGCTTTGGCAAAAACGGAAAAGAAGGCGGATGCTCTTGCTGGTCAGCGCGGTGCCAGTAAAGGCGCGGAGAGCGGAAAAGAACATCGGGAAGACGGCAAGATCAACTCAGCCGCTGCTCAGGACAAGTATCTTGACGGATTAAAAAATGGTTGGAAGAACAAAAAAGATAGCAAGTAATTTTTAAAAAGGAGATATTAACATGCAGACCTCTTATGGCATCAATATGGGCCGGTACATTGCCGGTCAGTTGGATGACCTTCGTAGTTCGGTTATTGAAAGCTACATCGCTGATGTAGCGATGGGTTTTGGCCTGGGAGTGATGACCAGTGTTGTTCCCGGTGGTACGTATGCGGCAGGTTTTATACCTGGTCCTATTGGTGGTGGGTTTCGGCAGGGTAGTGTGAAACTTCCTACTGCTGGTGGGCAGACTTTTGCTGGTTTTACGGTCAATCAGCACAATGAACAAACCTATCCGTTTACTGCTTCGAGTGCAGCGTATGCGGCCAACGACATTGTGAACGTGTGTCGTAGGGGTTTGGTGGTTGTCACTGTTGCAGCCAACGTTACCGCAGCCATTACGGATACTGTTTACATTGTTTGTTCCGGTGCAACTGCCGGTCAGATCACAAACAGTTCGGGTAGTTCGGCAATTGCGGCAACAAATTCGGTTTTCAAAGAAACTATGAATACGGCTTCGGCAAGTGCAACAGGTTTGTGCTTGGTCGAAATCAATATGCCTTAATCAAGTGAAACAATTTTAAAGGAGTTGTGAAAATGAATAAGTTTAAAATGGATGCGGCATATTGGAAACAGGATGATGCCGTATTGTTCGATGAAGAAGCGTTAGAGAGGATTGACGCTGTAGAAAAGAAACTACAGTTTGTCTTCTCTATGGACTCCGGTGAATCGGCGTTCTTTGCTCGTCAGTTGGAGTTCATTAAGTCGAAGACGTATGACATCAAGTATCCGAACCTCCGGGCACAGGAACTTCTTCCTGTTTCCATGGAAGCCGGACCGGGAGCGAACACCATTACCTACCGTCAGTACAACATGGTTGGCCAGATGAAGTTTATTGCTCAGTATGCCAAAGACCTTCCCCGCGTTGACATTTACGGTAAGGAATTTCATGCTTTTGTAAAGAGCATGGGTGAGTCTTATGGTTACACGATCCAGGAAGTTCGGAATGCTATGTACGCGAACGTTCCCCTGCAACAGCGCAAAGCCAATGCCGCTCGACTTGCTTATGAGCAAGCGGTGAACCGCAATGCTTGGTTTGCTGATGGTTCGGCTACCTATGCCGGTTGTATGGGTTTGTTCTACAATAGCAACATTACCACTATGGCTGCTCCTACGGGTCTATGGTGTGACGGTACTGGCGCTTCTCTTGGTAAAACCCCGGACCAGATTATAGCGGATGTCAATGTCGCTATTAATTATGTCCCACAGCTTACCAAAATGGTAGAGTCGGTAAACACTATCCTGATGCCCTCTATTCATTTGGCTTATATCAAATCCACCATGCGGTCCACGATTTCCGATGCCACGATCTATGAGGTTTTGGTTCGGAATCACCCCGGTGTGTCTTTTGAGGCGTTGAATGAGGCGTATGCGGTTCCTGCTTCTACGGCTACAGGTATGTCGTGGAGTTCAACGAATCCGAGTATACTTCTTGCTTATGACAAGAACCCGGATAAGCTGACTCTTGAAATTCCTCAGCCCTTTGAACAGTTCCCTGTCCAGGAAGTTGGGTTGGAGTACGAAATTCCGTGTCATGCTCGGTATGCCGGAGTTATTACATATTATCCCCTGTCGATTCTGTTGATGTACGGTATATAGTCACCCAAAGGCCGTGTAAAAGCGGCCTTATCTTAACAAGGAGTTACAAATGAAACTGGTTTTTTCTCTTATAGCGAGTTTAGCAGTGGTTTTTTGTTTAGTGGCCGCTGCTCCTACGGACATAACTATTGATGCCAACCCTGTTCTGAATGGAAGTTGGTATGAGGCTCTTACCCCCTCTCAGATCACCCTTACTGGTGTAGGGGACACGTCCACTCTTGCGTATCAGTGGAGGCCAGCATATAGTGGAAGTGATGTTATACTTATGAGAACGAGAGTAAGGAATCCTTCTGTGGATTCAACTGCTTATAGTGTAAACATAGATTGCTTAGATAAGAATAAAAACTTGCTGTATACTTATGCGGCAGATACTTCTATTGATACTTTGGGCAAGCCGGTAAAACTGCCTATTGGTTCTATTTGTATTGGGAGTTTTTATAATATTAGAATAGTGTCAGTAACCCCAAGTACCGCTGCAAGAAAACATACTTTAGGGACAGATTCTCTTGCTGCTTATTGGTGGTTGTACTATCCGAACAAAGTAATACGTAATAGCGGCGGTAAATAACTTTTAAGGAGGTCGTTTATGGAAGTTAAAAAAGTAGAAACTAAAAAAGAAGAAGCGAAAGAGGTTGTAGTGACCCCTCTCCGTATTTTTCGCAGGAGAGACAACATCAATGTTATTGCTGGTGTGACGATGTATCCTGGGATAACAGTGGTCCCGGCAAGTAAGCGTGAAGCTCTTTTAAGTAACAGGTATTTCCAGATAGAGGTAGAAGCTGGAAATGTGGAAGTGTTAAAAGACGTACCAATGCTCAAGCCGGAAGATTCACAGATTTCTCAGCCGGAAAAGCCTCTTACCGGGGATATGGATATAGACCAAGTGAATGCAATTCTTTCGACTCCTATGTTGGAAGCGGTACAAGCTATTAAGGGAGACCCGAAGAAGAATATTCCTGGGGTTTTGAATATCCCTGTGTTGAAGAAAGTGGCTGCACAAGACACACGTCCAGGTGTGGTGGTTGCGGCAGAGCAACAGGTCGCTATGTTATCGAAACCGGACAGTGAGAAAGAGTAATGGCTGTTGCTGATATTATTGCTGTTCGAGCGCCAGAGTATTCAACATACCCTGGCCTCGCCAGCTTTATTTCCATAGCTGATTCTCAAACAGGTGCTTTTGATTCTACGCCATTAGACAGCGCAGGGACGCTTGGGACAACAAGGGACATGGCTGTAGCCCTCAGGGCTTTGCATATGATGTGCAGGAGCAAGTACCGTGATGGCGGGTTTTCCGGGGGCCAGATTTCGTTTGAGCGAGAGGGGGAGTTGGATAAGAAATTTACGGTCGATCCGGCTCTTATCAAGAAATACCCCGACCTTGTAACAACTATTTGGGGTCTTGAATTGATTGAGATGATTAAGTCTTGCTTTGGTTTTGTTGGAATGACGCGAAACGGAACACCACCAAGTTCTGCTGGTGAGATTATAGGCCAGTAATATGAAAATGAAAATTACTACAACTTATAGAGATACAGATTTGGGTTTACATGAAATTATTGTAAACTCAAAAGAGTTTGCCAAGGACTATTTGAAAGTTGGGTATCCAGAAGGTGGAAAAGTGGCTGCTCCCTCACAAGAAGGAAGTCAGCATGAGCCTTTTACGGAAATGCACGAAGTTGCTTCTATAGCTTGTGTCCATGAGTATGGCTCCAAATCACGCAATGTCCCTGCTCGACCCACACTTGCTCCGGCGATAGATCACAACAAAGAGGAAATATCAAACAAAATCAAAGAGGTTGATGGAAAAATAATTGATGGCTCTTTGAAGGTACAGGCTGCTTGGAAGATGCTTGGTGAGATGGTTGTCAGTATGATTAAGCAGCAGATACTTACTAAGTTTGACCCTGAGTTGAAACCAAGAACCATAAAGCGTAAAGGGTTTGACAAACCCCTTATGGATAGGTTGCAGATGCTAAACACTGTTCAATATAAGGTTGTTAAAAAGTGAGTAGCTCCTTTAGAAAAAACAGGGTTGTAAAACGGTACGCTTCGAGTGGGGAGTATGTGAATGGTAATTTTGTTCCTGTTGGTAGCCCTGTGACTTTTCTTATTATGGCAAGTCAACAGCCGCTGACAGGAAGGGAGCTTGAAGCTCTTCCAGAAGGAAGAAGGAATAGTGACTCATATAGTCTTTTTACAGACTATCCTTTGGTTACTGCGGAAGTATCAAAAGTAAATAATCCGGACATCGTGATGATAAACAACGAGGAGTTTGAAGTTATAAAAGTTGAGTCGTGGCAAAACGACGTTATCAATCATTACAAAGCAACAGTGGTAAAAAGAGATCAGTAATGCAGCCCATATATCCTGAAATTATTCGTCGTGGTTTTATTGCTTGGGCACAGAAGTATGGTGGTGTTTTAGCAATTAATAGACACCAGGACGCACCAGAGCCAAGACGACCGTATATTGACGTACACAACGATTCAACCGAAAGGGAAATGGACGATCTTGAATCTTTACCTGATGGAAATGGAACTCGTTACGTACGTGGGACGCATGGGTTCAGATTATCAATTCGTTATTTCGGTAGTGTCGATGCCACTGGTTCACTTGATAAATTAGTGTCTACTTTTAGACGCAGTGATGTAAGAAGTTTTTTAAGAAGTTATTGTATTATAGTAGTCTCAGTTGGTGTGGTACAAGACATGACTTTTCTTGAACAAATGCACAATGTTGAGAGGGCTGATGTAGAGTTGCGTTGTCGTACTTCCATTAACGTGCCTTACGGCGGGGATGGAGATTCAGACAACTCTATTATAGAGTCTGTGAGTGTTGACGGTACGTTTGAACCGATAAACGAAACCGTTGAAATAGCAATACCTTAAACAAGGAGATATAAATGTCACTTAATGACTTAGTAAATGTAAACATTACGAGGGAAACCGCTGTTATAGGGATTGGCTCCTTGCAGATACCAGCTATCCTAAGTAGTGAATGTAATTTTGCTGATCGGGTTCGTTCTTATGGGACTGATCTTTCTTCTCTTGCTGCGGATATGGTCGGGGGAGCGAGTTCGAGAACGTACCAGATGGCAAACACTCTTCTCAGTCAAGAGAAGTCTCCAAGCACCTTTAAAATTCTTAATCAGTTCGGAAAACGGTATTTTGGTACTCAAGGGACTTTGCGGATAAACGACATTATTTACGTTACGGTAAATGGTGTGAAATACAGCGCCACATACGATGGAACGGTAAACACCACCCAGGCTGCTACGGTTACGGCGTTGTTTGCCGCTGTTGCTGCGGGGACCACGGGGCTGACCTGCACGGCCATCGGGACCGGGATCATGTCGCTGTATGCCACTTCCGGCTCAATGGGGATAACTCTTGGTGCTTTCGGAACCACGATTTATGGGAGTAATGCCACGACTTTTACTTGCTTTCCGATCAACCCCCTTATTTTCAATGTTGGTGGAACTTCTACATATACTGCCGGGGCGACTGTTGGGGAACTTGACGGGGTTGCCTTTTCGGTTGCTTATTCAAGCACCAAAGACGGTACTCTTGGAGCCATTATCTCTGCCTTGACTGCTCTTGACGGAAACATAGTTGGTCAGCTTACCTCTGAGATACTGTATCTCTTTGGTCTGGATGGTTCCCTCCCTGCCGTGACTCTTGATTTTACTGGTTGCACAGGAACAATCAACGCCATCGGAACAAGTACCTATCCGGTTGTAACGGGGATAGGGACCGAAACTGTCAATTCTACTTTGTTTGGGAGGCTTATCCTTGCTGATCCTGCCTGGTATGGGTTACTTTGGGATGGAAACGGTCAGTTGACAGATTACTCTACCTATACGGCTACTCAGATGTTGATTGCTGCTTGGTCTGAGACCAATAAGAAATGGTTTGCTGTTCGATCTAAAGATGCTAACATAGCAAACCAGCTTGTTACAGCGGATACCACGTCAATTGCTGCACAAGCGAGAACCAACAGCTATACCAGAACATCAGTGTGGTTCCACACCAATGCAGATGAAAATTTCATTGATGCCGCTGTTATGGGCACTATCTTACCACGTACCCCTGGCTCATACACAGTGAAATTCAAGACGCTTACCGGAGTGGCTATTGACAGTTTGACACCCACTCAGATTGCAAATATTGAAGCCAAAAACGCCAACGACTATATTGCAATAGTAAACTTGGGGATGACTGAGCAAGGTACAATGGCCCTTCCTGAGTGGATTGATACTATTATCGGGATTGATTGGATCACAATGAACATCCAAACCAACGTGTTTTCTTCTTTGAAGAATGCTCCTAAAGTTCCTTATGACGATACTGGAATAATCACTGTTTGTAATGGCATAGCTGCTGCTTTAGATGCTGCTGTTTCTTCTGGGTTGCTCACTAAAATTCAAAGAGACATAAACGGGAATGTGGTTGGGGGGTATGTTATTACTCCTCCAAAAGCAATCGATATTTCAGCCAACACTAAGAACTCTCGTAATCTTCCTGGAATACCCTTTACTGCTTACTTAGCGGGAGCAATACACAGTGTGGTTATCAATGGCATTGTGACGGTGTAAACTAAACAATTTTGTTAATAAAGGAGTTAAATTATGGAAGGACAGCTTGCAACCTTTGACCCTAAGTCCCTTATTGTTATCTTTGGGGCAAGACCTTTGACTTCCTTTGCGGAAGGTACTTTTTTAACTATCTCTCGTAATGACGATATGTTTAAAGAGTATATTGGTTCGAGCGGGGAACAAGCCCGGTCGAAATCAAACAACAGAAGCGCATTAGTTAAGCTTACTCTTATTCAAACCAGTGACGATAATGATTATCTGTCCTCCGTCGCTATTATGGACGAAGTAACTAACAACGGTATTCTTCCATTGATAATTCACGACCTGCTTGGAACTTCCGGTTACTTTTCAAAATGGGCATACGCAAAACGTATTGCTGATGCTTCCTATAGCAAAGAAATCCAAGGTCGTGAATGGAATATTTTCTGTGCTTCTATGAATATGTTTGATGGTGGAAATGTGCCAACCCTTTAATCAATCTGAATGGAGGTCGCCATGCAGAAAGAATTTTTTAAGGAGGTAAAGGGTGTAAAATATCGCACCCTGTTATTCCCCTGGTCAGCCGGGATGAATGTGAAATCCCGTTTGGTTAAGTTCCTTGGTCCTGCTATTGATACTATTACCACCACTGGAAAAGAGGGTGGTTTTCATCTTGATGCCTCTAAGTTCACTGACCGATTAATAGGCCAAGATGTCTCTTCCCTTATTGTAGATGTTCTTCAATACACGTACTCAGAAAAAGAACGAGTTTCTAAAGAGTATCTTGACAACACTTTTTCTGGTGATTACATGAGTGTTTACAAGCTTGTTTTATGGGTGGTAGAAGTAAACGGTTTTTTCGGGAAAGGCGATATTTTAGGAATCCTGAAAAAAGCGGTGACAGTAGTTCCTGGGATGTCGCCTGTAAGCAACTCGATGCAGGACTCCTTGACGAACTCCCTAAGTGGATTGTCTGGCATTCAGGAAAAGCAAGTTTAAAGGAGATAGAAGATGAGTGGACGATTGATGATGTGTTCAGTGCTTTGGCTGTACTTGAAATGATGTCGTACATTGAGAAAAAAGAAACAAAGAAAAGAGGGAGTTGAGTTATGTTGTCTTTCAATGTAGAAATATTTGCAGGAATAGTAATAGCAATATTTACAGCTTTGCTTACGTACTTCATTAAAAGTGTTATGGATAGGAATATTTTAACAACAGCTATATCAGCCAGGATTGGTCAGCATGAAAAAGAATACCATAAGCAGGAAACTTGGGAAATAGCTAAACAAGCAGTAAAGGACCACATCAACTCTTGTTCTGCTCTTGGAGATATATCAGAAATGAAAGAAAGAGTTAAGGGGTTGGAAGATTCTACTTTAGCAATTAAAATGGCAATAGCCTACCTTGTAAAAATAAATAGCGGGAATCCTGCTGAGTTTGGGTTATAATGTCTGGACCAAATATAGTTCGTGAGTTTTTTACTAAGCTTGGTATTGAGTTCGATCCCAAGGGGGTTGAGCAATTAGAGTCTCGTTTAAAGACTTTTAATGCTTTTGTAAAAACTGGGCTTGTGGCAAACATGCAGCAGTTTGCTATGGGGGTTGAACGTGTTGGTCATCAACTTGAAAATTTAGTATCAAGACCAATCACTGACTTTATAAGTTCTTCTGTTCAGGCTTTTGCTGATCTTGAAACTTTACAAATGCCTTTCAGGTCACTGATACCCGATGCTCAGAAAATGCGTGATTTATTTTCTGATTTTGCAAAGATAAAACTTACAGGTGTTTTTAATGATAAACAAATTTATGAGTATGGTTTGAAGTTGGTACAGATTCAAAAACCAGTTGAAAAAGTAGGTGGGTTGCTTCGTACTCTTGCTAATGCTTCTCTTGGAAAACCAGCGTTAGTAAACGAAATTTTGAGAGCTATGAGCTATGGGGAAACAATGAATTTCACCCGTATGAGTTTGGCTTCTACCTTTCCTACTTTGATGGATGCTCTTACTCAAAATGCTGGTCCTAAAGGGTTGATGCTTCGTAAAAAACTTAACTTAGGGATAATAAACTATAGTGAATTAATGAGCGCCATTGATGAGTTGGGAGAGCGTCAACGGTATGCGATGATTTTCCAAGCTAACACAATCAACGGAATTTATGCTATAATTGCTAACAATATTGACACGATAAAAAAGAAAGTTGGGGATTGGATAGACAAGAACATAGTTCTTAAACGTGCTCTTGTTACCATAGCTTATTATCTTGAAAGATTTATTGATTTGTTTGATAAGATACCAAACAGAACTAAATGGATTTTACTTATTATTGCCGGTGTTGTTGCTGCTTTACCAGTGATATTGACAGTTCTTGGTGGGATAGCTTCTGTGATAGTATCTATTGCCGGAACTGTTTATTTAATCTCTACTTTTGCTGGAATATTTGCAGCTATAGGAGGGGTTTTATCTCCCATAATTTTGACTTTACTTGAGGTTGTATTGGTTCTTGCTGCCGGATACGCTATAGTAAACACAATACGGTTGGTGTTTGAAAATTGGAAAGAGCTTCTTTCTGATGTTTATTATTGGTTTGATAAGCTGATTGGGCACCCTTTTATGAAGGGGTTCAAGAGCGTAATGTCTGCTTTTAACGGATCAAGTGATTTTGGAAAAGACCCTATGGCCGGGATGTATTATGTTCCTAAATCTGGTTCTCAGAGTTCAATAACAACTAAAAACATCAACGTTACTGTTGAAGCTAACCTACCAGAAGGAACCCCTGATGACCATGTTCAATATGTAAAGGACGGAATACATAAAGCAATTCAAAGTGAGTTAGGGTATCATTTGTTTAATACTGATAATAGCAACGAATGGTCAATGTTGTCTCAACAGAAGTAGCTTATGGACCAGACAGAGTTCCAATACAACAGTCAATTGCAGGATGAGGAAATATATCTTGCCAAGAGCGTATCTTTATTGAACTCTCAATCAGGGCAAGCTATCTTTACATTTGACGCATGTGTGGATGAAAATTACGGTGGAACGGCGGAGCTGACGGAGTTCCCGGTAGAGTCTGGTTCAACTGTTTCAGACCATATTTATAACAAACCAGACAGAGTTACTTTACACGGGATAGTTTCAAACTACCCTTTGTTTGCTAAGATTGATCCTACAAGAGCGAGCCGGGCTTATAATCTACTGAATGGTGTTAAAGCAGAAAAGATTTTAGTAGACGTGGTAGGTGGGCTTACTGATTATGAACAGATGGCCATTGTGTCTGTTGCCGCTCCTCGTAGTGTTCAGAATGGAAACGCTCTAGATATAACACTGGAACTGAAACAAGTAAACTTTGTAAATACCCAAGAGATTCCGATGCCAAATATAAAAGCACCCATCCTTGCAAAAAAGGTTCCTTTTGGGACTCAGACTCCACAACAGATTTTACCTTTTAATCTACCTCCGTGGGCTGTAAAATTAGGAAAACAGATTTTAGGTCTACAATGATAGTATCGATACCTTTTCAAGAACACCCCTATTTTTCAGAGCAAGTGGTTCTGGACAGTGTTCCTTATGTATTCGAGTTTTATTGGAATAACAGGGGTTCTTTTTGGTCGTTGACAATTTATAACAAGAACAACAGTCTTCTAATAGCTGGGTTGAAAGTTGTTAAGAACTTAAACCTATTGAATAATTACGGTAAGATAGATGCTCTCCCGGCAGGTCTCCTTATGGCAAAATCTCAAGCTGATGGAGACAATACTGAGATTGCTTATGGAGATATTTACTCAGGTCTTGTAAACATTGTCTATATACCGAGGTCTGATTTTGCAACCCTATAAGCAATTCAATAGAGTCATTCACGTTGAAGTGGGTTTGTCCAATAGTGCAAATGCTTTGGGGGTATCTGATCTACGTATTCATTTTGAAGTAAAAAAGACTCGTGCAGTTATGAAAAACACTGCTAAAATTGAGATATACAATCTTGCTGAAAAGTCAAGAAACTTTTTAGAGAACTACAAAGGCATGAAGGTTATTCTCAAGGCTGGTTACAAAGATCAAATTGCTAAAAACCCAAATTCAGATTTGCTTTATATTGGAGACATACTCAGGGTCTATCATCAGAAGAAACCACCCAATATAATCACTACGATAGAAGCCATGACAGGTCAGAAGCAGTTGCTTACTAAGATGTCAATAAGTTATTCTCCTAAAACCATGTTCCTGTCAATATTGAAACATGGTATAAATCAGGTGGGGGCCGTCTTACATGAGTCCTCAAACCTGTCTACAGCGACTCAATCCTATTCAAATGGGTTTTCTTTTAATGGAACATTTAAGGACTTTCTTGATAAGATAAATGATTTTGCAAAGACCGAGTGGAGTTGTCAGAATGAGAAGATAAAAGTTATTCCTAAAAGAGGGTCGGATTTAGCTGACTTTATCTCCGTCTCCCCGGAAACGGGTATGCTTGACTCTCCTGTAAAGATGGCAAGTGTTGATCCAATGATACCTACTATGGGACAGGTGATAGGGAACATTGACATATTACCTGGGTGGAGAATCCGGTCCCTTTTGCTTCCTATGGTTGAGCCTGGAAACAAATTAACAGTTTCGAGTTTCAGTATTCCTCCGGGAAAGATTTTCTCTACAACTGTAGTGGAGCATCGTGGGGACAATTACGCCAACGATTGGGACACTACGATAGAGTGTTATGAATACAAGGGGAGGGAACAATGATACCTCAACCATATATTACCTTGACAGATGTTTTAAGCAATCATATGAAATCAGTTCTAAGTAGTTTGTACACAGCTATTCCGGGAGTGATTGAGGATTATGATTCAACTAGACCAAGCGCAACTATTAAATTGTCCATACGGAGGGTGTTTTCGGATGGTTCTTCTTTGCCAAGCGTACCAATATACAAAGTCCCTGTGTGCTTCCCTCGGTCTCAGGACGCAGCAATCTCTTGGCCTTTACGAAGTGGGGATTCAGTGTTGGTCCTGTTCTCTCAACGATCTCTTGATGATTGGGTAAATGGAAGTGGGGAGAAAGCGCCATTAGACCCAAGAACATTCGACATGAATGACGCAATCGCCCTCCCTGGCTTATTCCCTTTTTCTCAAGGGAAGGCTTGTGATTCAAGTAACTTTTGTATTCAATTTAAAGATCAGAAAATATCCATTACTCCTTCGGGAGAGATTGATTTGGGTGTTGGGTTGCTTCCTAATGTTTCTTTGGCAACAGAGAATTTTGTAACAGCGGTTTGTTCTGCTTTGGGGGTAAATCCGATTCCCCCTATATTTTTAACTCAAATTGTAAAGGCGCAATAATGAAAACAAATAAATCAGCGGCTTTAATCGTTTTGTTCTTCACTTTTGGGTTCGGAGCAGGGAGCGGGCGGGAAAAAGTGGAAATTTTTACCGATAGCAAATCAATAGCAACATATTTGGAAGAAAGAAACTAACCAATGAAAGATCTCTTACTTAATCCAGTTACGGGTGACTTAGCGGTTACACTTCAAGACGCTGATCTTGTTTCTGTATCGGGGGCAGATGAAGTTGCTCAACAGCTTACAATACGGTTACGGTTTTTTCTTGGGGAATGTATTTTTGATCCAAGTAAGGGGGTTAATTATTTTGGAAAGATTTTTATAGCTAACCCAAATATAGCAAGCATATCAACAATTTTAAAGAACACAATTCTTGCTACTGATGGGGTAAGAGACATATTGACTTTTGATGTTTCCTTTGATAAAAAAACAAGAAAGACAACTGTTTCTTTTTCAGTAGACACAGTATATGGAGTGGTGAATTACAACAATGGTTTGGCTGTTCCTGTGGCCTCATCTACTGTTTATTCAACAGAGGGAGGGCACACTACCCCCCACCCTGTATCGTTGAAAGAGGGCGCTTCTCTTAACGACACACTTCTTGCTTTAAGTGGGTTGGACGATGAAGCAGGTTTTCTTTATGAAATAGACCATATTCATTTTGTAAAATACCCGTTTGCTGGAAATGGTTCTGCTTTGTCTGTTTCTCACAGTGACCATAACCATGAAGCTACTGCCTTTCCAACTGCTTCACCCACCGTAAAGGGTGGAATAAAAACAGGAAGTGATTTTACTATGAGTGGAGAAACTTTGCAATTACGCCATGCTCCCCTGATAGTCTCTTTGTCAGGAGGCTCAGTAAACGAAAAGGGTCAGACCGTAAGCAGTGCATCGCTTTCTTGGACACTTTCTGGTGACACACCAACACACAGCAGCCTTACGGATGTTTCCGGGTTTGACGTGAATACGGCAGGTGGAGTGCATAATTTCACAGGCTTTTCAATCACCACTGACAAAACCTACATCTTAACTATTGGAGATGACGTTGAAAATCCGAGTTCGACGGCAAGCGTGGTCGAACATTTCACGCAAAAAATGTATTATGGAAACAATGCAACTTCATCTCTAACGAGTGCTCAAGTAGTGGCATTAGCCAATAAATTTTTAACCGATTCCAGATTGCAAACACTTTCTTTAAGCGGTGGTGGAAACTATCTTTATATCGCGTATCCGTCAGATTATGGTCTTGCTGATATTTGGGTAGGTGGGCTTCGGGATACGTCGTGGATTCAAACGACGGTAAGTGTGACGAACGTTTCAGGAGCAACCGAAGATTTTTATGTGTATCGATCTGTAAATAAAACTTCCGGCGCTGGCATCAGCGTAGAGGTGAAATAATGAGCGCAAACACAGGCGTACTCGTTCTTGGGCCTATCAGGCCGTTTGACTCGACAGACACATATCCAACGTGCTTGTCCGACGAAATGCTTGGAGGCTTGCATGTAGGCGCAAATCTAACGGCGTTGCAGGCTATTCCTTCGCTTCGCCTGAGTGCCGGGATGCTTGGCTTTACGGATGACTCTAATACTCTTTACAAGCTCGGTGGTGATCTTGCTACCTGGACGTCACTTTCGGTTATTGGAAGTGGATTGTCCGGCTCCCTCTCAGTTGGTAAAATCTCCTATTGTTCCAACGCCACAGGGCCGGTGCTGAGTGATACAAATATTTTTTATGATGGAATAAACGTCGGCATCGGGACGACCAATCCATTAGTAAATTTGCAGATAGGATCAAGAAATGGGTTGTTTAATATAGGCAACAATACGGAACTCTCAAACAATCTTTACTATAACTCAGGCTGGAAATATTTGACATCTTCTTATGGTAGCGCATTAGAACAAGACGGTTCTGGCAATTTCTTCTTCTATACTGCCCCGAATGGAACATCTGGAAATCCAGCTACGCTCACTACTGCAATGTCAATTTTATTGAACGGCAGTGTCGGAATCGGCTACGCCGCCCCGCTTTCCGCCCTATGTGTTAATGGTGGGATGAATATCGGAGGGCAGGAAAGTGTGAGCGGTCTCCGCTTGACCAGTTCTGCCGGAACATCTTACACAGATACTTATAGCGATGGAGGCAATAATTTAAATATTGCACTTGCCCCATCTTCTGGCACCAGCTATCCAAGTTCGATTAATTTTTTGCATGGAACATCGAAAGTATTTTCAATAATCGACCAAACGCCCTACGGCACATCGTTTTTGCCGAGATCAATAAATGTTTTTTATGATGACACACACTACGGAAGCCTGAGCGTGGATATTTCTGGAAACTTATTGCTTTCGGCTATCGGGACGATTAACTCCATGAAAAATTTTAATATTTATCACGATTCAAATGATTCGGTTTCTGGGTATTTAAATTTTTACAAAGACAAAGGGTCGTTTACAAACCCCGCCGATGTGACATATAATAACAATGTCGGAATAATAAGCTTCGGCGGATATTTCGGTGGTGCTTATAGGACCGTTGCCTCTATGCGTGTGAGCGTTGGTGATACTCCTGCGGGTACTTATGTACCTGGATTGGTGACTTTTGCTTCCTCAACTTTGTTATCAGGCCCAAGGACGGTTTATCAAATAGACAAATACGCTGATTTTATTTTTAACACCGCTATTGTTGCGGGATCGACATTAACATCAATATCTAATGGAGGCGCAATAGATTTTGAATGCAACAACTACAATACCCTAACGTGGACAAACACCACACCGTCATCTGATCTGGACGTGACAATTACCGGCACACCCATCGATGGCATGATAATTTTTATTCACTCCTTCAACCAAAACGACTGCGTGAAAATAACCATTGGCGGAAACTGGATTCAAGGGTGTTGCGGGTATAACCAGCGAAGCGCTATTTTAAAATATGCAAATAGCCAGTGGGTTATGGTTTCAAACTTTTTAGGGGCGACATAAAAATGAACACAAGAGCGATACTTCTTTGCGATGGTAAGGGAACGTTGGGGTTTGTCTTGCCCAAAACACAAGGTTGAAATTAACGGGGAGATGCTTATTAGTAGGACTGTTAGATTGTTAAAAGAAAATGGCATTACTGATATTTGGATCACATCGCACGATGCCTCTTATGAGATACCAGGAATTAAAAGATATGAACCGATAGACAATCAATTTAAGATAGATCAATTTTGGGCGTGTATACCGATTTGGGAAGGCCAACAAAAAGTCATCTTTCTTTTTGGAGATGTTTATTTTAGCGAAGTAGCTATGAAAACGATTTGTAGTCATACGGTAGACGGGTACGCATATTTTCAACGCACAAAAGCAAGTAAAATAACAGGCAAAAGATGGAAAGAAGGATTTGCATTTGTTGTTGAAAATATTGACAAGTTTAAGAAAGCGTGCGAGTTTCTTCACAATGATGCAAAAAATGAATTGCCTGAGATGCACCATAATATTTCAGCGTATTTAGAGGGAAAGCCGATAGCAGATTACTTAACCCACTGGCGCGAAATTGGTCCTCATGGTGTTGAGATAGATGACGAAACCGACGATTTTGATAATTCAAGAGACTTGATAAATTGGAGAAAATACACCAAAATAGACAACAAGGCGTTGCTATGAAAGTTTTTATCCCAATACGCTCGACCGAAGTTTTGACTGAAAATGTTCAAAAAAGCATTGAGGTTCAGGGTGGAGAAATTATTTTGGTTGAGAACGAACCGCTTTCTATGCTTTCTCGCCGGGCGAGCGAATGGCAGGCACGGGATGAAATAGTAAACACGGTAAAGCTTTTGACCGATAAATACGTGGTGACAAACGACGCTAATGGATGGCATAAATACGTGGACAACTTTGCTTGTATGGAGGCTGCGCTTTACTGCGATCCGGGTCTTGGCGCGGTCGGTCTATGGAGACAGGGACAGGCTCCTGCAAAAATACCGGAGAATTTCCCGGTTTATCTTTCATGCGTTATGTGGAGGCGCGAAGTTCTCGCGGCTATGCCGAAGCTCACTGGAAACTGCGACCCGAAAAGCTGCTGTTGTCATTACTACGGCGAGGCTGTCCGGGCGATGGGATATAAATACGAGTTCTTAGATTCTATTCACCGTATTCAGGAGGTTTACTAATGGCTAAACTATTTCAGATCAAATTATCACCCAAGGACGTTCTTTCCGATGTACAAAAAACGGCTACCGACGAGACCAAGCTCTCGGTTCGGGAAATAGAACTCGCAGCTTTGGAAAACCTTTTTTCGACTGCGGCAAACTCGCAGAAAGACCTAAAGAAAATGAATGAGTGCTACGATTGCATCGGGCAGGTAAAAAACTTAAAAGAGGAAGCACTCGAAATAAATTTGACCAAGCAGGATATTGAATATCTGGAAAAGGCCATTGAGTTGTCCGCTTCGCAGCGTCCGGGCTTTTGGTTTGCGGCGAGGGAGATGTTTAAATCAATAGAAAAACCAGCGGAGATAGAGGCATGAAAATAGGGTTTGGTGTTGTTTTTGGTTTGGTGTTGCTTTTGGTTTGGTTTTACCGTATATTGAGGGTGGAGGTATAAATGACGATTTCTTATGGAGTCACACCATCTGGCTTTGTAAACAAAACCAATGACGTTATCTTATCGGAAATAGAAGCAGCGATAACTGCTTCTCCGGTTATCGGAGTTCATCGGCAGGACGTGGATTCTGTCTTCGGTCAATACAACAGAATAATTTCCATGACTGCCGCTGAACTATGGGAAGTTGCTCAGGACATTTACACATCGAGAACAATTGCCGCGAGGGGGTTGGCTCTCGATGACATTTGTAATCGGGTGCAATTATATCGTCTCCCTCCTGCTCAATCTAACGTTGATATTTTAATTACCGGAACTCCTGCCTCTACGGTCCCAACCAACTTTACAGTTCAGGACTCAAACAACAATAACCTTTGGGTTTATTCCGGTGATCCGGTTGCCATCCCCGGAGGAGGGACGTTGACGCTTAATTTTGATTCCGTGGAGTATGGGTATCTTATCGGACTTACTGGAAACATTAATAAGATAGTTACTACCACAGCGGGAATCTCTTCTGTTGTCAATAACTCTGACGCAACATTGGGCCGTCTGATTGAAACAGACAATGAACTTTTTATCCGGTTTCTTCAATCCAGGTCCGGTCTTGGACTAGCTACCCCTGCTGCTATACGAAACCGTATTCTACAAGATGTGGCAGGGGTTTCTTGGTGTGCTGTTTACTTCAATGACACAGACACGGTAGACGGAGCCATCGACCCTCACAGCGTTAATGTGGTGGCTGATTGTCAAGTATCCGTTGAGCAAGCTTTGGCACAGAAGGTTTTTGATTGTGTTGCAGCGGGGATAGGGACTTCTGGTTCAAATAGTAAAACCGTTCAAGATGCTTTAGGCAACAGTTACACTTGTAAATACGATAAACCCTACGATGTCTATGTCCATATAAATCTTGTTCTATTGTTAAGTACAAGAGTGCCTTTTCCATCTAACGGTATTGACCTTATCAAAGCGGCAATTATGGCTTATTACGCCGATCCTTCAAGTCCTTCAAAACTAAGCATAGGAGATTCTTTACTTGTAGGAACTCTTAATGTTCCGATTTACTCTATTCCAGGAGTTCAGGACATAACCACTCGACAAGTTGCTTCAACAGGTGCCCCAGGAGACTCTCCTGTTTATGGCACAAATGATTTGCTTGGTTCTGCTACTTCCCGATATAATTTTGACCTTTCTCGTATACACATTTCAGTCTCTTAAAGGAGGAGATTATGGCCTTTACTTTTATTAAAGCCCCTATCAATATGGACCAGTTGCTAAAGTGGCAAGCAGGTCTTGGCGGAGAATCCGGTGTCGCTCCTATCAACGTATCGACTACTCTTATTGCTGCTTCGGATTGGGTTCCTCCAGATGGTTTCCATGCTCGTATGTTCACGGCTTCGGGTGGTACAAAGCTATATGTTGATTGGAGTGATGGAACTCTCAGCTTGACTAATTTTGTTCTCCCGGTTGAGCCGATGATGCCTTATTGGAATATTGCAAAGATATACCATGCAACTACAGATGCCACAGACCTTATTGCATGGCCAGCTATTCAAGGATAAACGATGGCTTACCCAAATTACAAAAGCACTCACGTTCTTGAAGCATACAATAGGCTAATAGAGCAATTTAAGAACAAACCTATTCTTAACGCGCTATTAGCTATTTATGTTGAGAAGTTTCAAGAGATCGAAGACGTATTCTCTGATATTTACGACGCTCAACTTCTCGCTTCTGCAACAGGAAGTGCTTTGTATGAGATAGGCAACATCGAAGGCATCACGATGACCAGCATAAGTGATGCTGCTTATCGGGCCATAATTGAACAAGTTCAGTTTACAAACAACAGTAGTGGAGACTTGAATACAATCTTAGAGTTCATTGCTTTGTTTGGTACGTACACTTATTTAAACATTGTTTTCGGTGGAGCTATTTTACGAATAGACACAGATATTGTCTTGAGCATAACAGAATTAGCTTTTTTTAAGTTTATACAAAACATGCTTGCTGCGGGGATAGGGTTGCAACTTTCTTTAGGCGGAAGCAGTGTCTTTATGTATCGGTCTGTCGGAGGCACCCCCCCTGCCTTTGCCGGAACTTTTGGGGTTGGTAAGTATGCTTCTTATTTAACTGCATAGGAGTTTTTATGTCTGTGACTAAACCAACGGCCCTTGAGTGGGCTTCGAGTAGTAATGGCGCTGATTCAAAGGCGGCTGTACCGTCTTCTGGAAGAAAGTCTAATGGGTATGATGGTAGTACCTTTCCTGAATTTACTTATGAGAATTGGTACAAGCGTCAAACTATGCTTTGGCAGCAATGGTTAGATCAACAGGAACAATACAGCACTGCCGGAGTTTCTGCTTTATTGGGAACGAGCGGGTCTTTTAATGCTACTTTTAACAGTGCTGTGGTGGTTTCTTTTAACTATATAAAATATGCTTCTGGATTAGTTAGAATATGGTGGCCCAATATAACAGGTCTTGTTTCTGATACCATAAACCAATCTACGGCAGATGTTCTTACAACCCCTGTTTTGCTTCCTTCTGCAACAAGGAATTTTCCTGTGTGTTTAGGTTTATCTTCCCCCGAATTAGGGGTTATCCGATTTACAAACCAAACATCTCTTGTTGGAAAGATTTATATTAGTTCTTTACTGGTGCACAATTTTACAGAGGTTGGTGCAGGAATAATAGAATATTTTATATGAGCCTCTTTCGTCATCACACCAAATTTATCATCCGCGAAATAGGCTATGCGCTGATATTTATCGCGTGCATCGCGGCATTGTCCGGGGCCGTGGTGCTGCTTTACGCGGTCCTGAATGCCGGGTTGAAATGGCGTAACATTACAAATTTTATTATGGGGCTATTATGAAAAAAATAATTTTAATTCTAATTTTGGCGCTGGCAGGAATGGCAGGGGCGACGACTTACTACTGTGATTTTGCTGGCGGGTCTGACGCGGCGGCAGGAACGAGCACAGGTGCCGCGTGGAAGCACTGTCCTGGGATGCAAAGCAGAACCGGCAATGTCGCGTCGTATGCATGGCACGACAGGGATACATTTAAATTCAAGGGCGGCGTGACATGGGACAGTTCGTGTTTCCCAGACACGATAAATACAGGCACATACAGCGGGGGACACTACGTTTTTCGATCCGATTCTTCGTGGTACACTGGCGGGTCGTTTGCACTTCCTATTTTTGATCTTATGTTAAAACCAACAAAGGTTGTTTTTTCCTGCTGGTACCATCCCGATGTTAAGTTTGATGGGTTTGAAATTACTCATGCAAAATGCAATAATGGTTCCGATGCATCGGATATATTTTATTTTGCCGCAGAGGATACGCAAACGTTAAATAATATTTACGTGCACGATTTTCATCCGCCAACGGGGTATTTTGCTGATATGAATTTGGTGACATTTAATAGTTGCTCAAAGGGGACAGTGGCCTATTGCCGTTTTATGGGGTTGGACAGCGGGGGGAGTGGGCCAATTACAATAGGGAGCGGAAGCACCTATAAAATGCTGCATAATACAATCGATCACGTCAATCAGGGGTTTTTAATTTCCGGCACGACCAGCCAAAATGTTGAAATAGCATATAACACCATAACTCGGATTTATGCGTTTCATTACGATTCATTGGCGCATACAAATGCAATTTTTGTTTATAGTCCTGGTGGAGCAACCTGTGGCGGGACAATACATCATAATATCTTACACGACTGTATAACGATGGGACTATGGTCTAATGGCGGAAACTGGATGTTTTACGATAATGTTATTTACAATTGGAGCATTGTACAGCCAATGGCGTGGGAAAACACGGTTGATTGTCCAACTTGTTCCCTGCGGGTTTTTAATAATTATATTGCCAGCGGAGGTTTTTTTGTTGTTTCCAGAGGCACAAAAACGGGATATTTAGAAATTAGGAACAATGTGCTTCCCGCAATCTACATATCTGATACCATCACAAAAACGATTATAAATAATAACCTATATTTAGGACAGGACTCTACGACCACGGCAAATTATATTGGAGTACAATTAGGAAATGCGGCATGGGTTTATTACACGCCAGCAGTGGCGCGGGCGGCAGGATGGGATACGGCCAGTTATTGGAGTACAACTCCGCACCTTGCAACCAATGGGCAAGACTCCGTCAATTCGGTCACGGTTGGACGGGCTAAAACAGAAACAGCATGGTTTACAACAGATATTTTAGGAAACAGCCGAGGAACATCTGGTTGGGATATTGGGGCTTATCAATATGGCGGAGCGGCACCTCCAACGACAGATACGCTCACTTATGCAAAGGCGACTATTCACAGAGGACAATCTGCCTCTTTGTCTCCCTCAAAACTTGTGGGAACCCCAACCGCTATTGGCTTTGTTCATAACGGTGCAATTCCCGGAATGACAATAAACCCGGCGACAGGAGTTATATCGGGTACGCCTACGATCAAGGGAACAAGATACGTTTTAATTTATGGGAGTTTCTAAAATGAAAAAGATTTTGTTTTTGGTGTTTGTCCTGGCTCTCTCCGTGTCCACACAGGCTGCGTTCTCTCTTGTAACGGCATCGAAAGATAGCGCGATGTATGATGGCATGGTATTTGATAGCATAGCCTGTAGTTATCGACAAAACGTGAGCGCGGGTAATCTGTTAACATGCGCAGTATGCAGTAATTTTAACGGTGCTCCCACTGTCAGTGACAATATAGGGACCGGTCAATCCTGGACGCTTGCGTATTATATGTGGGACCCCACAGCGGCGGAGGGGCTGAGCATATTTTATAAGATAAATACTCAGGCGTCAACAGGAACAAATAGAACGGTCGGGGCAAGATGGGCCTCGAATATCGGGTATTTACGAATGAATATTGAGGAATGGGCAGGAGGCGGCACGGTAACATTTGACGCACTAAGTAAGGATACAGGCAGAGCAACTTTTACGGCAGGAACAAACGCAGTGACCACCTATAAAACCTTGACCCCGACAGGTAACGGCAGCTTGCTCTATTGCGCGTATATGGGCCTGAATGTCCAGGAACCCGCTTGTACGCCTGGAACAGATTTTACGCTCGCCCAGGTAAATCCAACTGGAACAGCGTATAATTTAGGATCGGAGTACTACGTACAATCAACAGCCGGTGCCCACTATGGAACGTGGACGAATCCAGTAACGCAGGCCTATTCCGTTATGCTTGTTGTTTTTAAATCAACCCCTCTTGTCACCACCTACGACACCTGTTTTACTCTGGCATCCCACGGCGCAATTTCTCCGACAAAAAACGCGGATAGCTCCAATAATGCTAACCACACCATGACCAATACGGCGTCGGGATATACTGGATATTCGCTGGTAGTTTGGCGTTCAAAGGGTAAGCATGTTATTTTTACGGATTCGACCAGTGCAACTTGTACCTATACATTTTCTCAAAACGACACGATCTATGATTCTCTGCTCGCCCTTCCAGCAGTTCCAATCCTCGGGAACTATAATCAATCTTTTATCGTTGGGGTTGCCGTAGACAGCACAATTCACCCCGACACAGTTGCCAATACAGGCGGTACGGTTACGACATGGACTGCCCTTCCGGCGCTTCCTGCAGGATTAGGCTTCCGCAGCGACGGCGTGATCTACGGCACTCCCTCGGTGGTTACAACGGGGGACAGTACGGCGGATACCATTGTTGGAACAAATGCCGGAGGTCTGGACTCGACATATGTTTGGATCAAAGTTTATCCGTCAGGGACAAAACTATTTACCGATACTGTTATAGTGGACAGCCTTGGAACCTACACGCTCTATGCTTATGCCGGGACCGGTGGAACCGTGCGCCATGCGAGTACAGCCGATAGCCTGAGCCATGTTTTTAAGGACACGGCGGATGCGGCAACCAAGTATATATTTAATGCCTGGACACTTCGAGGGACCGGAACCATTACCAGCAATCTCGCGGCAGGGACTTTCCGATTGCTTGGCAACGACACGGCTGACGCGAGTTTTACTTATAGCTACGTGACTCCAACATATACCGTGACCATTGTTAATGATCCA